AGATGGAGCTGGCGGTCAGATTCGAACTGACAACATTCACGTTGGCAACGTGACACTCTGCCATTGAGCTACGCCAGCAAATTATAGTCCAAATAGCACAAAAATTACAGTACCAATGGTCAAGCCAATCATAATCCTTGTAAAGAACTTATCGCTTTCTAAATGATGCATGTTGTTCATAATTCTACTCCTTATGTAGTATCCTGGTAGCCCCGGCGGGACTCGAACCCGCAAGCCCAGTATAGGCGTCAGATTTTAAGTCTGATGTGTATGCCAATTCCACCACAGGGCCAAAAAGCGCCGAAGCGCACAAAACGTAAGTTTTAGTTTAGTTTTCTACGTCCTCTTCTACTGTAGAAGCAGTATCGGCATCGTCAAGAGAAACTTCCACATCGGGAGTTAACAACTCTTCAACATCCTCAACTGTGATGTCACCAATCTCCACAACATCGCTAGTGGTTTGCTCCAGAACAGGTGAATCATCAGTAGCGCAGCCATAAGCAGCTACAATCATTAGCAAAATCATTGCAAATAGAACCTTCATAATCATCTCCTTTTAAAAAATTATGAATTATAAATATACTCACTATAAAAAAATAGTAAATAAATTATTTGGAATAATCAGAGGCCTCTTCTTGGATGCTGTCGACAACTCTTCCGGTAGTCTTCTTGACATCTTTGGCTATTTGGCCCACAGTTACACTATTATCTATACAATATGGCGCTGACAAAACAGCGATTATCGCCAGGATAATTAACGCTTTCACATCTCACCTGCCTTCTCTTTCGAGAGAAGAGTCTTTAATTTGTCTCTGATACGATCGATCATACCAATTCTACTATCGGGAGTACCAGATCCATAGTCGATAGCCTTCTTCAACATGTAAAGCTCTTGAAGAACTTCATTAATTACGTGCTCCTTCTTGTCAGGGACGTATACTCTCATAGTTATTTCTCCTATATATCGATAACTATTACGCGCTCATTTTCTCTTTGCTCACGTTGTTTTTCCTCTTCTTCTCGTTGTCTCACCCACTCCTCGTAAAGCCTTCTCTCCTCCGCGGAGGGAATAGCTAGCTCTTGCCAGATAGGCTGGGGTCCATCGGTCAACTGCCTTGGCCCCTGGATGGCTTGCGGCGACGGTGACTAGCGCCCGGTGGTGACCCGGTGCGTTGACCATTGTGAAAAGCTTCGCCACCGGAGTGAGACTTTTTTGTATAACTTCCGGCGCCTTGGCTGGTCTTCTTTTTGTTAGTGGGAAGTACACTAGTGCTACCATAAAATCTAGACATCAAATAACTCCTTGTCTACAGCACGATCAAACATCGTGGTTCCATTTAGATGATCAATTTCGTGTTGTACACAAACACACTCCAAAGCGTTCTTCTCAAAAGAAAAAAATAATTGGTTAGTGTGATTGTCGTTCGTAACAACGATATCGGTCCATCTTTCAGTTAAAACATAGTCACCCTTGAAGGAAAGACAACCCTCTTGAAAGAAACTTTTTCCGAACTTGCCAACTATCCTAGGGTTTATGAGAATAAGCGGCTTTGCAGCTTTTATAACACATACTGCTGCGTCGATCCCTACTTGATTTGCGGCTAGGCCGATGGCGTCGGGCTCTTGAGCAAGTATCTCAATAAGCTTATTGCCTATTTGTATACCATCCAATTTGGATACGCATGGCTCACAAACTTTCGCTAGCTTCCTTATATCCGTTACGTATACGTATGCCACCCTTTTGGGCTCCCCGTGATCATATGCTGTCTTATATAACTATAATCACAGGGGAGCAAACTCAAAGAATTTAAAAATTAATTTACTTAATTTCTACGCGAAGGGGCTTGGCTTCGGCTCGTGTCGGGATAACCAATCTGAGTAGCCCGTTTTCGAACTCGGCGCGTACGGCTTCGAGATCCAAATTATTATCGTAGTTTACGTAGGTCTTGGAAAAACTTCGGCGAGCAACACGACGGTTACGTTCACGTATATCGAGGTTATCATTATTCGCACTGACCGTAATGCTTTTCTTTTCTGATTTGATCTCAATAGAAAGATCCTCCTTAGAAAATCCCGCCAGGGCAAATTCCATTACAGTATCTCCTCCATCTTCTCTATAAATATCAGCGACAGGGTAGCCCTGTGTTGTCCTCTGCATCAATTGCGGAAAATCCAACATTGAATCGAAGATCTCGTTGAACACGCCATGGCCAAGAAGGCTCGGTCTGTAAGCAGTAAGTGTAGTCATAATATTTTCTCCTTATTAAGCAAGTTAAGCCGTTGTTTCCTTACCAGCAAAACACCAGCTTTTAAAAGAGTAAACACCCTGTAAAGATAGTCAAGAAAAAAAATAAACTATTTCCAAAAAACCTGAATGGCTATGATTATACAAGAAAGAAATAGGCAAACCATAATCTTGGGCTCGAAGACGCTTTCTTTTAGGAAGATATAAGTCAGCAAACCAAAAATTATATTTGACACCCCAAAGCCTATTAGCTTTGAAGACCACAGTTGATCAGTATTCAGCACAATATTGCGTATAGCATACCAGAAACACAGCCCTACCGGTATGGAAAACAATAGGCTAGATAAGAGAGGCTTATCTTTCCACCATGGCCAGACAAATTGAGAGTTGTACTGGAACCATGCAAGTATGTTTCCAATTATAAAAAATATAATTCCAGTCGACATTATTAATGTAAGCCGATACTACACGAAAAGCGATTTAAATCATCAACCGCCATATATCTTGTTATTAGAAGATTCTGCAAATCCGTAATTGAACGCTCTGTAAAAATATGATCGTCCTCTTGTGTTATCTCGTTTTTAGCATATGCCGGCGTTGAAATTTCCACATTTAATTTATGCTTTATAGAGTAGTTGACCCACATAAGCTCTGAGATTATTGGTAAAACCACCTCTTTGTTGTGAGAAGAGTGCTCGGTGTCCAGTATCTCCTTGAGGAAACCAGACGCAATTGATATTTGCAGGTTGCACTCATCTAATATTTCATTAACGTAGCCTTGTGGCAGAGTATAAACTTGGCTGGGTGGACTTTCTTCAGACACTTTCCAACCACTGCTGTAAATCTGTGTAGCCACCAATAAACCTTATGTCTTGGCCGTTGCGAAAGAAAACCATGGGTACGGTCGACCAGTTGTGAGCCTCTTTTATTTCTTTTAAAGTCTCTCTCTGACCTTCGTCAAATTGGACCAGGTTATAAGGCTTTTCTTCCTGCTGCAACAGTTCAACAGCCTTCACACAGAAGGGACATTCGTCCTTAACAAATAATATATATCTCATTTTTCACCCCACCTTATAGACACTGCTTCTATTAACTAACCACTTCTTGTTTTCGTAAAATACCTCATAACAACCTTCTTTTTCCCCTGTTATAAGAAGGTTGATTGGCTCTTTCAACTTGTGTGTTAGTGACTCGCTATATATAACAACTTCCGACGGCACGTAAACCAAGTCTCCAACTTCAAATTTCTTCATTGCTTTCTTCTTGTGGCAACGTCTCCTCCTCATGAGGATTGAAAACCTGGTTCCATCCTATCGATATATTTGATGCGTCTTGCAATTTTATCTCCACCATGTTGAGTAATTCAGAGGTCTTGTTGAACCCATCAATCATGCCTGGTACATCATACATTTTGGTCCTCAGCATGTTTGAAGCTTCATGTAAGATACGACGACACTCGGAAACAATCTGATTTACCTGCTCCGGAACGTCTTCTATATCAATTGTTCTGGTTATTTTAACTTTCATTGCTAGTCTCCACTATGGCGTTGCTGGTTGTAAGAAGTGTCGATGATACCGAAACGGCATTTTGAATAGCTATGATTGCTACCTTAGCTGGGTCGACTACCCCTGCAGCTATCATATCAACGCGCTCGTCGGTTTTAAAATCCCAACCGTAATCATCATAAAGAAGAGCTTCGATGTTGTTGATAATTAGGTCTCCGCTTTTGCCAGCGTTGGTTGACATCTGACGTATGGGCGACTCCAGAGATTTACGAATAATATCTGCGCCTATTCTTTGATCTTCGTTCTCGGCTTGAATTGCGAAGTCGCGACAGCGTAACAGGGCAGTGCCGCCTCCAGGTACGATACCGCCCTCTTGTGCGGCCTTTACTGCTTCTAAGGCATCTTCGATTCTGTGCTTCTTTTCAGTCATCTCAATCTCAGTCAACCCACCGACCTTTATGACAGCAACGCCGCTGGACAGGCGAGTGATTCTCATCTGAAGTTTGCGGCACTCTTCAACACTGTCAGTTTGTTTGATCTCACTCTTGAGTGACTCAATTTTTTTATCAATCGCCTCCCAGTCTGCTTGGCCTCCCATGATGGTTGTAGAGTTTTTCAATACTTCAATTCTCTTGCATACGCCAAAATCAACTAGCTTGACTTCTTCAAGCTTCCGGCCGGAAGCTCTACTAATAAAATTAGCACCAGTAGCCAAACACAAGTCTTTCATGTTGCTGTGTCTCTCCGCGCCGTACCCGGGGGCCTTAACAGCAGCGACTTTCATGCTGCCGCGGACTGTGTTCATTATCAATGCTGCTAGGGCCTGGCCCTCTGCTTGCTCAGCAACTATTATTAATGGCTTCGCTTCTCGGGCAGCTAATTCCAAAACAGGCAATATTGTCTTAACATGTTCAACCTTATAGTCGGTCACCAGTATAATAGCGTCCTCGTAAACTATAGAATTTCTACGTTGATCATTTACAAACGCCTGAGCAAAATAGCCAGAATTAAAACGAAAACCCTCCACTAAATCCAAACTCGTATCAACAGACTTGCCATTCTCAATTAATATTGACCCATCATGACCAGCCTTGTCAACAGCTGATGATATCAGACTTCCGATAGAGGCATCTCCATTAGCTGAGACAGTTGCAACGTATTCTATGTCTTGCATCGAGTCAACTGGCTTTGCCATATCTCTGACCATATCAGTGACCTCTTTAACCGCTTTGTCCATCCCCTTCTTGACCTCAACGGGAGAGCAACCAGCAATCAAATATTTTTGGCTATTTCTGAGTATGTCTCTAGCCAAAACAGTGGAAGTGGTGGTACCATCTCCAGCCATAGAATTCGTCTGAGCTGCGACCTGCTTTAATATCTGTGCGCCGGCCTGTTCAAAGGGATCTGATAGATCTACAAAATTAGCTACCGTAACTCCGTCCTTTGTGATAATTGGATTGGCTTCTTTTTTGTGTAGAATCACATTTCTACCTTTTGGGCCCAAGGTAGCGGCAACATAGTCGGCCAACTTGTTAACCCCGGACATTACTTTTCGCTGTAGTTCTAGACCTTCAGCATAAACTTTCTGCATATATACCTCTCTGAATATACAGTAATTACATTATAAATTAAGTCAATGTATTATTTAAGTATATCTTGGATCTTTTTCCAAAACATTAGAGATTTTTTCGCTGCTTTGTATGGCGGTATCTGCAGCTGCAGTCGCCTTGCTTCTTCTCTTTTCTCGGTAGTAGGCACCAATATTGTCAGCCAAATTCTTAGCTTCAGTAAGAAGTGTCATAACATCGCCCTTGAGCTTTTCGCTATATATCTCAGCTAATTCATCAATCCTTTCCTGGGATAAATCAATAGCGCCATAGGTATTTAGGTTAATTTCCTGATCCAATCTTTTCAATTGAGGCCAGCTGGCCTTCCACTGACTAGCTTCTCCATACGCCTCGGTGAGAACTGATTCCTTCATCATCTTCTTCTCTCTGCTATGGAAACTCTCCTGTATCGGTGAATCTTCCTCTGCAGCTTGCCAGGCCTCAATATCTTCCTCCCCCTTTTCTTTTTTACGTAAGAGCACAGCTGCCTTCTTCTCTTTCTTTTTTTCTAGGGCTTCTAAATCTTCTGGCTCCATGGCCATCTCGGCCTCTTCAGGGGTTAGGCCGCCGGCTTGTAAGAAAGCAGGAATCAGACCTCTTTTATAACCAGGTGTTTTTTGTATCAGCTCCGCAACACGCACTTGGTTCTCTTTGGAGCCGTCTGCAGCAAAAGCGGCCATGGCACCTGCTAAATTCTGATCGCGTTGGGCATACCTGTAGCCTAGGAGGTCGGAGCCTCCGCCGACGCCGCTAATAAATCTTATAAAGTTTGATCTGTTGATTTCAAACTCCCAAAATTGCAGCTGATCAACATTACCGCCCGGTGTATATTTAAAAGCAATCAAATATTTAATTGCCGGCTCACCGCGTACCACAAGATAATCTACCAAATTTGTATAACTGCCCTTGGTGATGCCCTCTAGGGTCAGTAGTTTCAAACTAACCGGGATACCGCCGCCGTAGTCTGAGAAGGCTACAAAATCCTCAATTGGCAGAGTCCCTCCAACTTTACCAGCTATCTGTTTGCCTCCTGTCAAGGCCGCCATGAAGCCCTCGAATACAAAGCCGGCAGCTGACTCGTTAAAGTCGTTTAACGTTGCCTGTAGGGCTTCGACAACCATCATCATATTAATAATGACTCCCGGAGATCTCTTTCTTGCCGCGGCCTTGGGGTCAAGAAATTTATTAATATCATCAATTTTGGCTTTTATATCACGGCCGCCGCGGACGACAGAAAAGATCTTCAATATTTGGTCCCTGTCTTGAGAGTCCGGATCGCCCCAAGCTTCCGAAGGTGTCAGAGAAGGCAGGTCGATGGTAAGACTAAATCTTCCTCCTTCTTCTTCCGTCAAGAGAGGGTTGGTTTTAACCTCGCTTTGTTCTTTTCCAACCATTTCAAAGAGAAGATTTAAATTAAAATCTTGTTGAAAATAGTTTTCTGCAATGTATTTTAGTTCGTCCTTATTCATAAATATACCTCTTAATAATTAGACAACTATATCAGCAATTCCCAATTTTACCGCTTCTTCAGCATCAATGTAAACATTTGTTTTGCGATCAACCATTTTTTTAATTTGTTTCTCTGCCATGTTCGTCTCCTCGGATAAGGCTTTAATGTACATCTTCTGAGTAAACTTTGTTTCAGCAAATTCATTCTCAACATCGGCTATGTGTCCGTGTGTACCAGCTACGACGCCATGGATCATAACTCTACAATGCTTGCCGATTCTCCGTTCACCCTTAGTGCCGGAAGCTAACAGAAGGACGCCGGCTGACATTACCTTTCCCAGGCCGTAGGTGTGGATAGGAGACATGCCCCTCAAGCTGCGAATAGTATCATAGACAGCAAACATTTCAGTCGCCAAGCCGCCGAAAGTTGAAATATAAAAATCTATCGGTTCGTAGCTGCATAATATGTCTGACTCTGGGTCATCCGGGTTGGATAAAACTTCGTTGCAACCAGACAAGTGTAGGGCGCGGAGGCCGTAAATAGCTTCGGAACACTTTTCCTCTTCGATGTTACCGTAAATACCAGTTATGCGTAACTCAGGTTTGTCTTGCATATTGAACACGGACAGAAGATCTGCCGGTTCTTCTTTTTTTTCTTGCTCTTCTTCTTTGTCTGAAAAATTTGCGTTCCAACTCATTTGCTACTCCTTTAGCGTTAATATAAAAAAAAGCAGGCCAACTGACCTGCTTTAACTAATTTAGACTCATTAATACTTTTATCTCTGTTTTCTTCTCTGCAAGCGAAGAAGCCGGCCTGCGACCCGACGGGAAACTTCTGAAATAACTTGTTTTTGGCTTTTTTGGGCGCGCCGTCTTCGAGACTCCTGCAGGGCCGGCATCTCTTCTTCACCTTCTTCTCCGCCCATCTCTTCTTCTCCGCCCATGGCTTCTTCACCGCCCATGGCTCCCATCTCTTCTTCTCCGCCCATCTCTTCTTCTCCGCCCTCTTCAGACTCAGTATCAATTTCAATTTTTGCTGCCGCCTCTGGATCAAGCTCTTCGAGACCTAACTTTAAAGCTTTAAGGGCTGTCATGGCGCTAGCAAGAGGTTCTTCTTCTCCGCCCACTTCTTCTTCACCTTCTTCTCCGCCCATGGCTCCCAGGTCTTCTTCTCCGCCTTCGGCGCCGGCTAACGGGTCTTCTTCATCCTGCTCGAACATAAAGCTCTCAAAGAGTTCTTCCATCATCTCCTCTTCTTCGCTCATTTCTTCCATTCCGGTGTCATCAAGAGACTCTTCTTCTAAGGACAGCTCCTCAACCATCTCGTCGCCTGGCTGGGGATCGTCTTCACCTTCTACCAGATCGTTCTCATTCAATTTGCTGATAAAACTATTGGCCAGGGGAGTGATATTGGCTATTTTCATCATTTTGCGGATTTGTCTTTCGTTTAAAAGCTGCTTTTTCATCGTGGTCTCTCCTTAAAAGTACCTCTTGATACAAATTAAATAGCTCTATCTTTTAATAAAAGACCTATTTTTTTCAATGCACCATCCTGTAATTGTTTGACTCTGACGTAGCTGATGCCTAAACGATCAGCACACTCGCGCAATGTCATAAAACCATGCTTGCCAACAGCATCAAGTGTACAGTTCGAGTCTTCTTCATAATCAATCCAGTATTTACATTCTTTAATTGGGCAGCTGACTTTCATTTCTTTACATGTTAATAAACATTTTTTCATAGGCCCGTCTCCATTTCTAATATGTCAAATATATCCTCTATCTCATCCCCTTCCAGAGAAAACTTCTTAACTACCTCCTCGCTTTTAGAATGAAACTTATTGATTTTACTTCTTTTTTGTTGACCCTGGATCTTATATTCTTCTTTACATTTATCTAGAAATGCGTGCAACAATTCATCATTTTTTATATAGCCAGTAACCATCATTCTAAAAAATTGGGATTGTGATATACCATCAAAATCGCAGCGAACTCTCAACCTGGCCTGGCGATCTGCGCTATCGTAAAACATAATCTTCTTTCTATTATCAGCATCAGGAATTGTAGGGTCTCTCATTTGCCCCTCCAAAGAATATGAGTGTTACTCTCTACTTGTCCTGCTCCTGTTTGTAATGAGAAAGATGCCTTGCTTCGAAGCTCTTCCAGGCTGTATACACCTGAATAAGACAGGCCACTGCGAATGCCACCAGCAATATTTTGAAGGATGTCTTCAACACTGCCCCTAAACGGAATGGTAGTTGAAACCCCTTCTGGAGCAGAGGATTTGCCCCTCCAGTCTTTTTGGGCTGCTGACGAGGCCATGCCCCTGTAGACTTTGTATTTTTTACCTGAATTGCCAGAGAATACCTCACCTGGAGTTTCACTTGTCCCTGCTAACATTGATCCAATCATCACGAAGTCGGCGCCGGCTGCGTACGCCTTCACCATATCGCCAGTCGTTTTGATACCACCATCAGCAATGATTTTAGTATCATAACTAGTACGCGCGCAATCTAAAATGCTCTGAAAAGTTGGTATGCCATGGCCCGTAACTAGCCTAGTCGAGCATATAGAGCCGCCACCAATGCCTACGCGAATTGAATCTGCTCCCCAGGAGGCCAGTGCATCAAAGGCCTCAAGGGTGGCGACGTTGCCAGCCATTACGTGCACCTTATCATGCATAACTTCACGAATGACAGACAAAGCATTTTTCACTAAAGAATGGTGACCATGAGCCACATCAATACAGACAATTCTAGCCCCAGCATCGTAGAGGGCACATGCTCTTTCTTCATAATCGCCAGTTACACCGATTGCTGCAGCGATAGGCGTTGTAAGCGACGTGCTGAGTGTACGAACAAGCTTCACCTGTTCCTCGATCGAGTTATATCTATGAATAACCCCCAAACCGCCAAGCTGACTCATGACAGTGGCCATGTTCGCTTCAGTCACAGTGTCCATCGGACTTGACATAACAGGTAGTTCTAGCCGTGTACACGAATCTAAATTATTTCCTATGTCAATATGACTGCGACTTTCAATTGTGCTATATTGTGGCGTTAACAAAACATCATCAAAAGAATAAGCTTTTCTCATTATAACTTCTCCAAATATCTCTTAAGATACCAGATGGCTTTTCTTATATCTTGCTTAGCTTCTCCTTTATGCATATGCCTAGCAATATACTTAACGGCATTTCCACAATGAAAATTCAAACCCCAATCTTCTATCACGTCTATTGTTTCGATATTTCCCTTGTTGTAGTGAGCCGCGTGTTCAACAGCGCGAGGTGTATCACTAGCTTCTTTACCTTTGAAGGGGTATTCATAAGACGCCTTCAGCCATTCTTCCTTATTTATTTTCATTAGAATCCTCCAACGGGCATATCGTTTAGCACGTGATTTGGCTCTCCTGTATCTGTACTTCCTAGTGCAGCGTCGCCGCGGCGAGAGATCGCAATAGGCTCTCTGTACAATTTATGATTGGTCTGTCTGGCTCTAAAGTGTATTACCGGTACCAAAATCAATTGCGCAATCTTATCGCCGGCACAAACTATCTGCTGTTCCTGCCCAATATTGTGCAAATCAATAAAGACTTCGCCGTCGTATCCACTATCAATGATGTGCGCGCCGACTATTAAAGATTTCTTTGCACCCATACTAGAGCGGTTACAAACCTGTAACATATAGCCATGTGGAACACCAAAACTCAAGCCGGTGGCCAACATCGTATTTCCACCAGGCTTAATTTTCACAGCTTTCACGTTGGGGTCAACTGGGCAATAATAAACATCTAGGCCGGCGTCGCTAGGGTTAGCCCTCGACGGGGAGGTCGTTCCCGGTCTTATCTCGTACTCTAAGATCATCTTGTATCTCCTTAATTAATTTATTAGCTTTGTCCCAACACTCTGGGCAATATAATCTTACAACTTCTTCTTTCTCTCTCACAACAACGTTCCAAGTTGTTACGTGTTCTTTGGAGTTCTTGTCATATGGTTTCTCACATGCAGCGCACTCGTCCTCTAACTTATCAAACATCATAAGCTGGCGCTTCATTTGTTTTTCAATATCCTTTTTAATACGCTTCGTTTTGTTGCGAAGCATCTTTCTTTTTAAACTTCCCATGCTTTATCCTAGTAATTTAAATGTGTGCCTAACTGAGCGAGTACTAAAGCCCCAGTCTTTGTTGTGGTCCAGCTTGGCTGCATAAGGTCGGTTCAAATGAATTTGGTCGTATTCTTTAATCCCCCAGCACCTAATTGTGGTCATCGTTGAGGTGCTATCTATCACCTTAAGAATCCAGTATGGTTTATCATTTTTGGTTTTCTTGGGGATGACTTCTCTTGGTATAAACCAAGCAACACCCAGATCCTTATCCCAGTTGCCTAGAGCTGGAACACAATTTCTTCCAATAGAATCTCTAATTTCTTGTGTCAAGACCAGATCGAAAGGAAACATACCAGTTAAATCAGAAATATACTCAATCTTTTCCTCGGGGGTGAAGTCTTCTTCCGGCGAATAAATTTCAATATTCTCATCTAGCTTCTTTTGGTTTTTTGGCTTGTCTTGTATACACGCCATCCAAAAATGTTTGCACCCATTAAATCGATCATCAACGATGCAGTCTAGCGCGCCGGAGCGGCACAACACATCCAGGGCTTTCTTGTTCAACTTGGCATGGATAATTTCCTCGTTAAAGAGGATATCTTCGATCTTTTCAAATGGCCTGTTTTGCATAATTTGGTCGACTGCTTTGTCACCCAAGCCCTTAATTGAGCTAAAAGGTTGAATAAGGGTCCTACCATCATCACTGATCTCCCATTGTCTGGTCGAAGTATTAATATTGATGTTTTCAATCTCAAAGCCAAATTTCTGAGCCAAGCTAATAGCAGCCTCTTTACGTGATTCAGGCTCCTTGTCTAAGAAAGCAGCCATCCAGCACTCAGGGTAATAATTGAATAGCCAAGCGCACTGGTAAGATAAAATAGAATAAGATACTGCATGCGATTTATTAAAACCATAGCCTGAGAAATATTCAAAATTTTGCCAAAGGCTTTTGGCTGTATCAGCTGGTATCGATTTATTGAGGCACCCTCTAACAAATTTTTCTTTAATTACTTCTTTCTCTTCTAAACCCTTACCTGTGCCCTTTTTGGTTAGAAGCTTGCGTAATTTGTTGCCTTCCTCCAGAGAGATATTTTCTCCTAGTTTGTGGGCCAACAAAGCAATTTGCTCCTGGAAAATAAGAAAACCATATGTTTCCTTGGTTACTTCTTCAACAGCATCAATAAGATAATTGGCGCTCTTGTTCTTCTTAGCCTTGATATATGCTTTATCGACGCCGGCTCCAAGTGGCCCGGGCCGATAAATTGAGGTGATAGCAGAAATATCAATAATATCATTAGGTTTGGAATTTATACTCAAACGTTGGGCGCCGGAATTAGTGAACTGAAAAATGCCAGCGAACTTGCCTTTCTGAAAGATATTTCTATATACCTTTTTATCATTTAAATCCAGTACATCCGGATGCAGCGTACTGTCGTAATAGTCCTTAATATTAGCAAAAGTCGGATTATCAATTCCGTGGTGTCTTTTGAGCACATGGCCGACAGCACTTTGGATCATTTCAAGAGTTGAAAGACCCAACAAATCAAACTTAATATATCCAAGCGGTTCTAAGTGGCGTACGTTTTGTCCTTCAGACCATGGTGTTTGTATTACGCCCTTAGAACAAATCAGTGGCATATGTCTATCTAAGTCTTCCCCAATTACAACACCACCAGCATGGCGACTAGTCGAACGGATCTGCCCCACCAGTGCCTCCACGTGGGTCTTAATGTGCGGATATTTTTGCAAAAAGCTGATCAATGACTCAGAGTACTTCATAACTTCTTCAAAAGTTGGTACGTAAACACCTGATTTAATATCATGGTCTTGTTTGGCTTTTGGCATTGCTTCTCTAACCATTTTACTTGTCACTGTGTTAACTTCTAGCCATGGCACATCATAGAATTTGCCGATGTCCTTAATGAGCGAACGAAGCTGCAGCGTATTAAAGTTTGAAATTGGTACAACTGTGGTTTCTCCCCACTCTGCAGCTAATATTTCTTTTAATCCAAAAGCATCGCTGACGTCATAATCAATATCCGGATAATCAGCTGTGTCTGATCTCAAAAACCTACTAAAAAGCAATCCATACTTGATTGGATCAACCTGGGTAATACCAAGTACATACGCTACAAGCGAGCCGGCAGCAGACCCGCGTCCGGGGCCGGAGAGCATATGTTTATTAGCGGTATCGGCAATTGCCTTCATGGTAAGAAAGTATTTGCTAAACCCCCTTTCATTAATAACAGTCAATTCGTGCTTTAATCTGTCAACGTATTCTTTGTTATCTTGCAAGGACACCCTACGAAGACCGTTGACGGCCTCCCCAACTAAGGTTTCTTTAGCACAGGCGCCTTCTGGTACCAGAAATCCCGGCAAACGAACAGTGGCATCTGGCATAAAATCTTCGATAAGCTCATGAGCAATCCAGTGTGTTGCTGTTAAACTATCGAAAATTATAGCGTCATCATATTCTACACCACATTTTTCTGCGTATTTCTTGTATGACTCCCACATCTGATCGCCATTTTTGGGGTAAAGTTCGTACCCAATTTCTTCAACACTTGCTGGCAACTCTTCTTTCATATAGCCCGGCTTGTTTTTGCCGCCTAGCCATCCAAGCCTTTTATAAAGCTCACGATCCTTCCAAGCATCGGGGCTCGGATAATGACTATCTGCTGTTGATATGAGATCAATGCCAAATTCTTCGTGCATTTGGATAACATACTTATTTAATTCATGTTGCTCAGGTATGTTGTTCCACTGCAGCTCTCCATACCAGCGGTCCCCCAAACAATCGATCATGCGTTGTGTTGTTGTGCGCATGGATCCTAAAATAGCTTCGGGGCCACTTTCTCGATTATCCCAATAATTCTGAGCGTATACACCGCCAATGCAAGCAGAAGACGCAATAATCCCCTCTCCATACTTTTTAAGTAGGTCATAATCCAGACGTGGTTTCCGATAGAAGTTGTCACCCTGATGTGAGTCGGATACAATCTTAAATATGTTGTTAAGACCAACCTGGTTCTTAGCTAACAATACCAAGTGCCCATACGAATTAATCTTACTTTTAGATTTGCTCTTCGAAGAGGCCTCATCTTCAATTTCAACCTTATCCGTATCATTAATAATTTTTCTAGCTTGTTTCTTGTCTAGCTTGACCTTTTCATATTCCTCTTTCCATTCTTTAATAGAGGGTATAAAATATGCTTCGACGCCGAAGATGGGCTTAAAGTTTTTGCCTTGTGCCCTCATCTTCTCGGCGTGGAGCACTTGATGTGACATACCGTTCATATTACCATGGTCGGTAAGCGCTAGCGCGTTCATGCCGTTCTCGTAAGCAAAATCCATATGATCTTGCGGATATCCGAATCCGTCGAATACGGATCCTGCGACGCTGTGAGCGTGCAACCCAACAAATGGGATTTTAGATTCAATTCTTTCCAATTTTACCTCTCGTTACAGAAACAATATAATCATGCTGCAGTCAGAGTCAATCTTCAAGTTCATTATTTCTCTCAAACAGGTAAAGCGCCATGGATTCTAAATTCATATTATATGGTATTTTAATAAAAGGAACGAAAGCGTGTATGAAAAAGGCTGTCGATGCAAATGTTAATCTTAAGCTTACTCTCATCGCAAATATGAAATGTTGCAAATAAGTTGTCTTTTTTTCTTTTAAGTGTTTAAACATCTTAAGCCTCCTCGTCTATACCGATCCCACTCCATTCTGTGGCATTAAGTATTTTTGGTCTTTTAATGGAAGAATTGCGCGATATAAAGTCACAGTATCCAAGCCAGTTATCTAAACTATGATAATCATCAACACTAACTCTACCGTAACTAGAACATTCTAGCATTTCGAATACTTCTTGTAAAGTAAAATTTCTATACGAAAATCTCTTTTCAGGTGAATGCCTTTCCTCTCTCGTTGCTGGGTCGACCCACATACCATTTGATCTAGTCTTAGATTCGACTATCAGTTGCTCTATCTGCTGTATGTCAAGCGTCAATCCCAAATACAAGTTGTCTTTAACTGTCTTGCCCTCATAGGCAAACATAACATGCCCATTGGTTAGTTCTTTCCTAGATTCTCGTATGGTGCGTGGATCTACATACCCATATGGCCAAGATATCCAAAACTTGTCTGGCGCTAAGTGAAGACTTATTTTTCGTAAAATTTTATTGGCGGTTTTTGCGCCATGTATCGCAGACCATGCCAAATTATCTCTTTTGTTTATATCTCTTACCTTGATTGGCACGTAGTATATTCTTATTGGTCGCTTGAATTCTTTCTTGTTGTGTTCAAAGTGCCTGTAGTTATATACAGGGTCTTGAATCATCTCACCAACTTGATATCTGATCAACGGCGTAACATCATCGTTACATACGATCCATATTGTATTGCAACCAGCATATGCGCACTCAAGCACTGAACGTTCAACTGCAAGATAGTTTGGCCCAATTGGCATAAGACTTGCATGCCATGGCATATTAAAATCAGACTTAATGCCCGATACGGGGATGATTCCTGCGAGGTGCTTTTTCATTTATACACCGGATATATATCTCTTTTCCACAGGGACATTTTAGCCTTCTTAATCCCATACTTCTTAAGCAAATCTACAATCTTAAACCTAGCCATTGTATCGCTATAGTCAAGGTTTTTTAACTGATTATCGGTTAAAAATGACTCGCATAACAGGTCAAGGTACCTCTGGTTACCATCGATACGCCGGGTCTTAAAAAGCTTAATAATATTAACAAAGTTGTCATCTGTGGTTATCTCGTCGAAGTCCAAGTCATAAAGGCCTTGGCAGTCGAACCAGTCGACAACGCGATAATAAATTAACTCTCGATCTAGCGAAAGACCTTCAACGTTTTCATCGTCATATAGATGTAATTTATCGTATCTTACTGTGTATATGTTACGATCCGTGAAAACCTTAAGAATTTTTTCTTCTGGGAATATTCTTATATTGTTCGACTTATCTGTAAATGGCACAAGAGCCATCTCATAGAGCTGATAAATCTTTTCAGCCCATTCTTGCTCGGCATCCTCGTATGAGTGATGATGAGGTGGCCGATTCTTAATTAGAAAGTACTTGTTGTCGCGAGCGAATCTAACAGCATCCAGATCAGCACCGATAACAACAGCTCCCCACTCATAATCAGCAGCCGCATCCATCTTGACCTGCACAGTCTGCTGCTGTTTTTCTATCTTTTCTAATGTTCTTGTGCCACTTCTTCAACAGGCGATAATGTAGTGGCCTTTCTTTACATCGGCCGCCGGCTTTCGGAGCGCGGATGCCAGTCACCCATGCCGCCAACCAAATTTTAGCTTCGGTCTTGTACCTGCAAGTCCTCTTGACTTTGGGGATCTTTTTGACTATATGCTTCATCCAGGATGTGGCCGCCTGTACCGGGTTTGTCCTGTCAATACCAGGATAGATTCGCTCGTAAAAAGGCCATTGTTGTAGGAGGCCGATGGCCATTGGCTTTTTCTTGGATTTACTAAATTTTCGATCGCCCTTGGCGCGCGGATTATAGCCCGATTCCATGCAGGCAGCTGCTAGGAGCATCCCACGCATCTCGGGGGGAGGATTAAAAGACTTTTCAACCTCGATTAGTTGAGAGATGATTTTCTCTTTCTCTTCAGTCATTTTGGCCCATGGGCAATTAAACAAAGCCTGGTCATGCAACTCACCATAAGTTACAGCAGCAGTAATTTTATTTTGTATTGGCTTTACAAAACCCTTCGAGTCTGCTTGGCCGCTTGGTGCGTAGTTTAAAACTAGCAATAGCCCTAAAAGATATTTCATTGTTCCTGCTCTGAGTAGAATCCTACTACATTATTTTCTGTTACTAAATAGTATGTTTTACCAGAAAAGGTAGCTTCTTCGATCATGTGAGTCGGTACCAAAATTTTCATATCAGATGTCAGCTGGGAAGCTGTATGCGGCTCTAAAATTTTAACCAGTTTAAAAGCGCTGGTATCGATATTAACGCTCTCCGGAACCAATACCCCAGAAATAGTTTTAGTTTCTTCTATCGGTTCCACTACCAAATATTTATTTAAGGGATATAACACACTACGCTCCTGAGACCTTCTTGCTTAGTTTATCATAAAAATCAGCAAATTGATTAATATCATCGCCCTTGGCTAGCATACGGTAAGCGCGGACTGCTTGTCTCATTTCATCTTTTGAGAGCCAGCCATTTTGAGCATAATTTTTTCGAAGATCTCTTTTGTGCTCCTTATAGGGCTCCATCTCATCTTCAACGGCTTTGAGGGCCTTAATATACTCAACAACATATTCTTCAGTAGTCAAATCGCTCATTCTATACTCCTTATTCTAGACGGATCTATATTACATCTTATAAAATAATAACAATTTATAAGATGTCAAATTATTTCACATGCACCACCTGAACAAGCTAATTCACCACTCAGGTTGGTATCGTCTTCGAATTCGATTACTTTAGTTAAATCAACTTCTTTCAATGCTTCCAACAATACTTGGAACTTCTCCGGAGAGCAGTCCTCAAAGGGAGGCTGCTTATAAGCATGTTCGCTATATGGCAAGACAGAAAGGCCGTTGTAGTAGTCGCGGTTTTCCCACATCCACTCACCCACGTCGATCCATTCAGCATCTTTTATAGAGATTGTCGCAGAGACGTTATGAGTATTCTGGCCGCGAGTGTGGCCCGGGCGGATCCACCGCTCTGTCACACCTTTGATTCTCTTCAAAAGTTGCAGCGCGCTTTCAGTTCTAGTAATTGCACACTCTGGCGCTCTTTGTGGTACCTCAATAACAGCTGTGTCATGTGGTCTAAAATATTCGTCTTCGACCAATTCAGGGTGGTGTATGGCTAGATGTGTGTAGATAGCCTCGTTCTTACCAACTCTCATACGACGAATGTAATAATTATTATGCCACGCATGTATACCACTTGATGTTCCTAGGGTCAGTGACGTGGTTCCAGCTGGCTTCACACACGTAGTTCTAGCGGCCGGCTTGATACCAATTTTTTTTGCAACTCGGCGGTTCTCTTTTTTAACAATCAGCGCTGCAGCTTTCATATCCAGCTCCAAAACCCTGCCAGAAGCAATACCGGTCATAGAGACACCCACTAGAGCGTCCTTTTCCGTAGTCCTGCGCCAGACATCGCGTAAATAATGAAAATCGGTATACCCGGCTTGGAGCGTACCAATAAATGCCGCAACTCTTGCACGATCTTCATAATCCTGCTGAGAATATAAATCTGAAGTATTTATCTCAGTTAAATTGCAAAACTGGTATGGACGCAGAGCAATCTCGCAGCACGGATTTGTCCCCCAGTCTTTATCGTTAGATAAATAAAACCCTGGCTCTCCAGAACCAGATTCCTTGACTCGCTCCCATATGTTCATAAAGAAATCGTGAGTTACGAGATGTCGCATGAGGACAACTGAATTATTGGCTCTTCCTCGCTGTGGATTTGTTTCCCACCAGTTTCCTGTCTTTGCGGCAAGCATCTCTTCATCTTCTGCGGAAAAAAGCGAAATAAGAGCAGCCCTGCGAATCCCCCCGGCAAGAACAGCATCAGCAATATAACAAATAATGTCGTGTACTTCGATAGGCTCAAGCTTGTCTCCATTATCCTTTTCACCAAGGATACCCTGAATCTTAAGGAGACATTCCTTCAACGGCTGAGGGCCGGGAGCTTTGCCTCCGCTTGTAACTAGTCTGCTGCCCTTCGGACGGATATCAGAAAAGTCAAATTTTATTTTTGAGCCACCTTTGAAGTAAGATTGAATCAGTACTTTTACTGCGTCGGACCACCCTTCGATCGAATCCCCAACAAGAAATCTACGAGTTCTCTTTGAATTCGGCTTCTGAATTTCGGGGAGCTTATCAACATGATGCCTTTGGACAGAAAATCCAACGCCAGTGCCGCCGAGAAGGAGAAACATGCACTCAGAAAAAGAAGCGACATGATCGACAGGCATATAAGCACAGTTATATATCCGGTTAGGTGCCACTTCAATCGGCTTGCCGCCGAATTGCATGGATCGCATGGATGGTAAAACTTTTTTTTCATAGACGTAACTATATGCCTCTTCTATTTCATCCCTTAAATTGGGATATTTCTTAAGATGCATATTTTTGTTTCTTGTTACCAGTTCATCCCATGTTTCTCTCCTTTCTAGGCCCGGAATATATCTGGAGTACTTCATGTGCACGGTAATATCTGATAAAATTTTATTCTGCAGCTCCACTGTTAATTCCTCCTGTTCGCATATATTTTTTTGCGTTTCTCTGTTGTATATATTTTTCGCTAAGCGCAGCTGCTAAATCACCAGGCGCCATGACCGGTGAGATTGCTGGAGTGTCAACCTTGGCTAAAACTTTTATTTTAACATTGCTGGTATCCATAAAAAGAGGAAACACCAGACCATCTGGACCATTCCTATTTTTTGCAATAAAAATTCTTCCAGTGTTCGCTGTTTTGTCTCTAATCGTCCTAGAGATAGAACAAATAAAGTCTGACACAAAACATTTATTAAAGGCTTCTGAAATGGATTCCATAGTTACTATTTCTGCGTTCAATCCTGTTCGATTCGTTTGTGATGCAGTCCAAACTGGACACTTGTATTCCTGAGCGATGGCGCGCAGGTTTTCATAAATAGATTCTAGTTCACTACGCTTCTCTTTATAATTTGTCACTGGCTTAAGTAAATCAGCGTAATCTACTAGAATCATATCGATTTTATGATTTCTTTTTTTTAATTTTTCCAAATGCGCTCTTATAGTATTGGTACTAGCTGTTTTCGTGGGGTACTCCTTGATAATTAAAGTCCCTTCTATATCTCCAATGGTTTCTAATACTTCATCTTTTTGGTGGAAAAGAGCATTTAAAGGTATACCACTGATGCAGCTATCGTATCTTTGTCCTGTCACCATCTCAGAAAGTTCTAAAGTATAATGCACAACGTTCTTGCCTAACTTGATTGCTTGAGATCCCAAATGAGCCAGGACCATCGACTTACCAGCTCCCGTGGGCGCTATAACCACGCCGAGTTCGCCGGTACCCAAGCCCTTGGACATTATAGAATCAATCTTCTCCCAGCCCGTAGAGACAGGGTTTCTAGCTTTGATCTCGTATCGCGCTTCAAAATCTTTCAAGAAATCATGACCAAAATTATTATCGGTCCCCAGCTTAAGAGCTGTGTCAATAACTTCGCGCACCTCATCGTACGAAGAGTTCTGAATCAAATCTACAGACTGCATCAATGCTTCTTTGAGTTTTTGCTTCTTGCAGAAATCTAAACTTGTCTCTTTGATATATTGGCTGTCTTCGACACTCTTGATACAAATTCTAGCAAAATAGTCTCTTACCTGTTTTTGCATGGATTCGTTAAGGTTTTCTAACTCCGTCCTCAGAATCGGGGCTAGGATCTTCTTGGTGGGGTGCACGCCATATTTTCTACGATAATCGTATATTTTTGACGCAAATACGCGAAGGTAACTCAACTCAAAGAATCGAGTATCAATTACCTCTTCAAGCTGGTCTGCGAATGGGCGGTCTTCAAGAATCATTTGGGCCAACGATTCTTGAAACTGCTTCCCATATTTCGAGAAGCCAGGTTCTTTAGTCATTATTGTTCTCCGATATTAATATTTTAGTTACAATCTATCGATTGTCTATGGAGATTCTATTAAAATGCTGAAAGAGTTCAATGAAATTAATCTCTCCAAATCCGTCTTTCATCATCATTTTAATCAACCCTGTCTTGTTAAAAGAAAGATCTGGATTTTTAATAGTTTCATGAATGGTCTTTTTTGCATCGATGCCCAAACTAGGAGCATAAAGCTGCATCATATGGTAGTTGCGCCTTAAAAGGTCTTCACTATCTAACACCTTCTGATAGGCCCTGACGTTAGTTTCCTGTGACATCTTCTTACAGTGCCCCAGGACATCTGAAAAGTTAGCCGGCTTTTCTTCCCTCAAAAAGGGAAATCTTTTAGCAATAGTCTTGATACCTAGTCCTTCGATACCTTCTATGTTGTCCGATTTGTCTCCTTCCATTGCCCGGGCCATGGCAAAATTAGTTGGATGTATATCAAACTTCTCAAGAATTATGTTTTGATTGAGTACTTCTTTCTGCACCGGTCGGTATTGAACTGTTTTAGTACCTAAAAGCTGAAAGAAATCCTTGTCGCTAGAAATAATAAGTTTTTCAGCCTTCTCCAACTCTTTTACCTGTGTTAAATAAGCAATGATGTCATCTGCCTCTGTACTCTTGAACATAAATTGTACGATTGGCACATGGTTATAATATTCAATCAACCTGGCCTGCTGCCAAAACTTATTTTCTGTCTCTTGCGACTCCGACATGTTTCTAATAGCACGATTAAGCCTGATTGGTTTGCGGCCGGCCTTGTAGTCTTTTTTCATTAGCTTGCGCTTCTTCGAACCACCTTCGCCGTCCCAGCAGATGATAATCATATCTGGGTTAGACTCTCTACAAATTTTTTGTATGCTTTGGAAGCACCCCTTTAGACCCCCTATGGGAGACCCGTTAATAGATAAACTAGGGTTGACTATATAATTTCGAAAAAAAAGGTTCAACTGATCAATAATTATGATCCTTTTGCCTTCATACATCTTATCTCCTTTTGGGTCGATATATTCTGCTAACTACTTGGCGCGCGTTCGTGGGTATAAAAGAGAATACACCATCAATCTTACGAGCGTCGATAGACATTTTTTCTAATTGTTGTTGGACGGTGGCCGATTGTCTAAAGAACTTTATTTTCAAAAGGGTTCTCTCTACATGGTCGCTGACCTTCTTGGCTGGCCCAATAATTGTAACGACTGTTATACCACACACACCACGTAAATTATCAGTAATAATAGTAATATTTTGGCTTCTATCAGACCTTAGGATGCATTCTGCTTCCCATAGAGTCTCGTCTAAGTATTCTTTTACTAGATCTTTTAATTTTTGCATAAATTAGCCTCCACCATAATAAGTAGTTTACAATTTATACATTTCAATAGTGTTATCACCGGTAGTATAATATACTCTTTTAATGCCCACATGCTTAAGCGCTTCATGACACATAGCACATGGCTTGCTATTCCGGAATTGGCCTTGTTTGTTCACTCTACAGACATACACATCTGCACGTGCAGTGACGGATCTTGGCATGCCCAAGATACAACCAAGTTCTGCATGTATGGTGGCGGGGCCCCTGTCGGGATCACGGAATCTAGTACCAAAAGAACAAAACTTATCTTTGTTACAACATGTGTTAATAATTGAACCGCCCTTAATTAAAAGGGCGCCATGGCGTATCTTTCCATATTCACTGTTGAACGCGACATTCCTTGCAAGATTAAAATATCTTTTAACCTTCTTGGTGGGATTAATATTCTTTCCCAAGTACGGCGTGTGGTTTTTAAATGTCCTTTCCATCTCTATTAATGTAGAGACCGAACTCTAAAGGTAAACTATGGTTCTTGATCAATGTCGTAGAATTCTTCTGCTTTGCCTTCTTTTCTATCAAAGCGCATGATGATTTCTTCGTCCATTATCTGAAGTACTCGATTCTTAAATTTTTCACTTTGTAATTTTTCTTTCCATTTGGCTGCTTGAAATTTCTCGGACGTCCCGTCTTCGTATACAAGGTTGTACCAAGCGCCAGACTGTTTCACATTTTCAGAAACCTTAACTGCTTCGAGCCAACTTTCTTCATCTTGAATTCCGACGTCTCCTCCCCAAAGAATTTTAAATGTGCACTGACGTCCTTCTGTGCCGAAACGACTTTTCTTTAGCGTTGCTTTCACTTCAGAACCAACTCTATATCCATTATCATCGACGATAAAAGATGCTTTGGCCTTACGCTTCGTTAACCAGACACGTAGTGAATATGCGTAATGCATCGCTTTTCCGCCAGGTGTAACATAGGGAGTAGTCATGGCTTCGGACGGGCTTCTAGTGATATTTGTCTTAAGTTGGTTCAAGACCAAAAAAGTTGATTTAGAAGCGGCGATGGGTACTGTTAGTTTGGACATACCTTTAGCTAAAATCCTGGGTTTAACAGCCATGGAAGATTGTGGATTAAAATCCCCCTCCACATCGCTCACGGAAGGTGTTAAAGCTAAAGAATCCCAGATGAACAACATCCTGTTATCATTTGAGCCTAGCAGTTCTTCAATAGTCTCTAAGACATATTCGACACTAGGAGGTTGCGTATATAAAATATTGTCGACATCACAACCAGCGCTAGCCAAAAAATGAGGATCAATAGCTGATTCGGAATCAAAATATACCACATCGATGCCCATCTTTTGGGCATTTGCGGCGACCTGGGCCGCCATGTAAGATTTGCCTGAGCCCTCAAGGCCGGCGATCTCTACAATTTTACCAACTGGGATCCCGGCTAATTGACCTTGACATATAATGCTATCAAGCCAACGCGAGCCGGTTGGAATCCAATCTTTTACCTGTGTCGGACTGTCTTTTGTTAGATCAAAAGCGACTTCCATGCCTGCTTTCTTATTGATGAGGCTTCTCATCTCACCAATACTTAATCTTCCCAGTTTCTTTGTTTTCTTTGCCATTGTTCCTCTTTTAAACTTAATTCGTCTGTCAATGATTCATATATAGGTATTTCCATTGTTATGTCTGGATCTCTTACATTGTTATAATCAACGAGGGTGTGGTTTAAAAAGCGGCTCTGGCGAGCGTCGAAATGTGTTATTTTGTCTGCTAAAGGCAAGAGAATATTCTGTGTGGTTTTAAGAGACTCGTTAACTTCCCTAACAAGATTTACTGAATAAAGCCTTTTATTTTCTAGATAAGCACCTAACGACATTCCTGAAACAAATAAACCAACTGACATGGCTATTATTATAAAAACTTCCATAATAATAACTAGTATTATAATCTGTAAATTGAGGCATCTGTAAACCCATGCCTCCCTGCGGTGGAGGAACTCTATCCTAGAAGCTCAGCAAAAGCTTTGTCCACGACCGAAGTCTCTGAATTATTATACTTGCTCGTCTCAGAAGAGACGCCCTCTGCATCCTCTCCACTAAGAAGGTGCTCGTCTAGCATAACCTGAACCTGCTGTGGGCTCTTTCGATCAAAGACATCATCAAAGCTAGGAATCTGATCCAAAAGCAGCGCAGTCTTCTCCTCATCCTTCGTCATGGGCGACGATTTGCGACGAGGTGTAATGGTAGTCTGAGGGAACTGCGCGCCAGGGGGCTTACCATAATTAATGGTCAAATCAGTACCCTCGTTAACGTCAGTGATATCACCATACTCAGGGTTAAGTACTAAATTCAACAGCTCCTTGTAGGCAGTCTTTCCAAAACCCCATAGTCGTACACCCTTTTCTTCTTCGCCGCGTACGAGAACGGGCGCAAAGAAGCGCTGACGAGCAGATAGGTCCTTGGCCATCTTGATAGACTCATCCGAACCATCCTTATATAGCTGGCGCACAAAGTCATTTAGTGGGTCATCTTCACCAAAATTCTTCTTCGGACTCAAAAAGCCCGGATTTGAACCCAAATTATAGTGGAACCAATATTCCTTAAACGGGTCACCATCAGGAGTAGGAACAATACGAATTGTTTGTTCTCCATCTTCCGGGCGCCAAAAAACGCTCTGACCGCCGCGACTTTCCAAGGCGTCGCGCTTTGCCTTCATCTTTGCTAAATCAATACCCATTGTATTTCTCCTTTTTTGCTTTTAGCTATAGTACAGTCGGCTAATCTTCCGACCGTCTGATTACATAATAACAACTCTAAAATAAAAGTAAATAATTTATTCTATTTTTTGTTCTTGTATGAAAGATGCATAATGCGTAGAATAAATGTAGTTGTGTTCATAGGAAGTTGAAAATATGGAAAAATTCGCCGCAATATTTTTTTCGGCTTTTTGGTTTACGAAAGCTCGAATTTTGTGTAGAATCTCTTTATCTTCCTCTATTGAGTTTTCGTTGATACCATAAAAATATTTTTTTAATCGAGGATACTGTAGATCGTAAAACATATTTTCTTTATTGGTTTCGTAGTTTACCACTCCAAGTGTGGCTATTCTTGCTGTGATAGGCCGCGGTGATGCTGTCGTTAACAGCGGTTCCGTATTATCAAAAACATTTAACATATGATATGTACTGGAAATTATATTATTAATATCACTCCAATAAGACTTGATAGAGATACCATCAATAGCCCTCTCAACCAGTTGATTGGAGACGATATATACATCTTTTAGCAATGCTGACCTAGCATAGTGTTGTAAAATGCCAAACGTAGCTCGGTCCTTCAGCTTTTGCTCATGGCTTAAATTTGCTAGATCTGACTTAATATATATCACAGTAACAGGGCTGTCTTTTATCTGCTGCAAAACTCTCAGTGCACAGCCGCTTATATTGCCAGTACCGCATAGAATAAAGGTTGTTTCTCCTTTACATTTTGATAGTTTTAATTTCTTATAGTTTTTTTCATAATCCTCGTGACTATTTTGATGTTCTACCTGTAAGAAAGTAGGATATCCTTTATCCTCTACATCAATGCAAAAAACTTGATATTGTTCATAATTTTGAAAGGTTTTGGCTATCTGGCAGCCGGCGTTCCCTAGACCAACTATGTTCATGTTATTTTCCTCATCGTACCGAAATTTTTACCCATACTTAGATTTGTTTTGAAGTAGCCGAGCTTTGTATCTGAAAATCGTTTCATCAAGTTGGGCAGTAGCTCTCTGTCTTCCTTGCTATAATCAATTACCAAGCTATCGTGGATACAAAAACTTACCGAAGAGGTCTTTCCCTCTAGTGCTTTTTCAACCTCAATAGCTGAAGTTAAAAAAAGGTCGCTTGTTGTACTCTGTATTAAGTAGTTCACAGCTTTATCTTGATCAACAGCTATGTCGCGGGCGAAGGGTGTCTGTACAATACCATTACTATAGTATTTATCATACAGCGCGTCGCGATTTAGATAATTATTCAATTTTTTGTTTTTGGCCTTGGGGTTATAGAGCCACGCAAAAACTTTCTTCTTGCTCTGGTCGCGAGTATATTTATTATCAAATATGTTGGCTGCAATCCATTCATGAATGTCCCCATCCGGCTGGTCCTGGCCTAGAAGAGAAAACAGAACTCTAAGTTCAGCAGCATTGAAATCCAGCTCCACAAAGCAGTCGTTTCTTGGCTGCAGCACCGGTCTTAACTCCTTGTTCAAAGTCAGGATGGGAAAGCTATTTTTTGTGGTAGTTAGCCTACCGGTGACAGTCCCCCATGGATTGTATCTGACATACCTAGGGGAATTCTTAACTTTTGAAAATATATTTCTAACTTGGCTGTTTGTCATGTCTAGATTTTTATAGTTAACCAACAGGGGGCGCGATTCTAACTTCTTAAGAAAAAGAATAAGCTCTACCATAAAATCATGGTTCATGGGCTTCGTCTCCAGTTCGAATACGCATGCGCTGATTTTATTTTTTAAAGCACAGAACTGCTTTAAGAAATTTTCTGGTAATAGATCATAAAAGCACACATCGTCTAAGTCAACTTTACTGTTCTTAAAAGAGTTTACAAAAGCAGCGATTCTCTTGTTGATATATCCCCATTCTTCTTTGAGTTCATCCGGACAGCAATCACTTAACGTCTTTCCGTGAGCCCATATGCTGGCATACTCCAAATCGCAGTCACTTAAAGCCAAGGTCGGAGCCCAAGTGCTAGTAAGGTCGACTTGCTTATAATCATCTCTAAAATGTCCATCTATGTATAGAGAATTGCATTCATTTTTTTTATCAAGCAACTGGAAAAGCAAAACATGACTCGTCTATTTTATAATATTCTTGGTTCCTATGAGGGCTGTCCTAACCAAATCCGGATTTATTGCCAACTCAATCGCTTTTTTTCTGCCTTGCTGATATTCTTGTTCTTCAAAGCCATTCCAAAAAGTCCCTCTTTGTACAAAGTTAGGAACAAAAAACCCTTTTGTCAAGTCATTAATATATTTTAATGCGGCGGCGTCGCCGAGGGTGCGTTTGTTATCCAACATCTCATCAGCAAAAAAACGAAAATTACTTGGTGTGTGTGCACGGCGCGTCTCTTTTAATCTTAATTTAAGAATTATCTTTAACCAGTATTCGTAGTGTTCTTCCCCGCTCATGTCCTGCGGAAAATCTCTAGGCTTGCGTGTACTTATAACCCTAAGATTATAAGAGTCTCTATTTTTAGTACACTTAGTATAAGCGGCCACTTCGTAGGTGCCATATTGTTTATAAAAACTATCATAAAGAGAATAAAACAAATTTGCTATGTTCACCATCTCTGCCAAATAAGCCTTTCTGTAGTAGAATTTAAATACATTTTCATAGTTGACACCAAATCTTTCCATGAATCTCTGTGCACCAGCTGCTTTGCCTGGGAGAGGAGCGGATCCGGTCCACCCGGAAGCCAGATTAAAAACTAATCTCCATGGAGCATTTTTATCAACCATAAATCCAAATTTCTTTGCCTCGTTGACAATAAATAAGAAGTTTGGATCATTGACATATTTCATAACCATGGTATTAGTAGCGATGCCATGGTTCTGGCCGGCGATCTCAAACATGAGGCCACTTACGAAAGGACTACAATGTCTTGACACAATAAATCCAGTTTTTGTAATCGGAAAATTGTACGCAGCTGCAATCGCATAATTAAGAAACTCTTTAATAAAAGTTTTATGGTCTTTTATTTTTTCATGTCGGCGATCTTTTTCAAGATAATTATTGACAAAATCAACGTAAATTTTATTAATGTATTGATTATAATTATATTCTAAATCACGGTGGTCCCAGGCCTTGTAAGCCTTTAGATTAGTAGGAAAAACACCGTTCCTATTAAGAAAGTTTTTGTCTGAAGCCTTCTTTACGTTTTGTCGAAAGTCAGAGAACGCCTCACTAACAAAATCAGCAGCAAAATGAGTCTGTTTTTTCCCAGAATAAATTTGTTTTAAGTTTGAGTCTTCCAAATAAACAACATCACCATCAGGATCGATCCGACCATAAAACAAATGTTCTCTTTCAAGATCGAAATTCTTAATACCAGGTAACTTAGGATAAAAGTTGCCTAAATTAAGTTTTGATTCGAACATGGATTCGGTAAGATTTTTAGTCATTACTTAGGTCTTCCTTGGAATGTTTGTTTGCCCTCTATTTTAGTCGTGTAGGTTCCTTTTCGAATAGTACTTGTCACGGTCTGCACGATGTGATACCCCCCTAAGCCAAGCTGGTATGACACTGACCTTGCATCTTCAACATTTCCCAGCCCTAACATGCTAGGATTAACATAATAATACATACCAGGTACAAATAAAGAAGTGCCAATTAAATCTAAATTAGTGTCAAAAGGGAACATCAACTGGCCGAGAGGATCAGCACCTTGATCTCTAGCAATTTTCCATTTGGCCTCTGCCAAGCCCGTTATAGACACCTTGTTAAAATCCATGGTTTTTAATAAGCCATTGTCAGAGCCGATGTTGAAATGATAGATTCCGTCTTTAAGATCTTCAATAGGGTTTCCAGTTCTTTCCATCATGTCCTTAGCTGTGGTTGTGCGTATCAAAAGATAATCATGTGAAGTTTTTATCATCGTCTCAGATGATTGGCCGGCGATGAGCCTGTTCAAATAGGCCTCTCTAAATACTGAACCATCTACGTTCAATACTCTGTGAAGGGGAAGCGTTTCTTCTATCCTTCCTACAATCCTGCCACAGATTTCTACTGGGTCTTCACCGGTTTGCTTGCCCGGTAGTGTGAGGGCCTGTATGGCAGATCTGGTTCTTGACGGCTTGACACTACTGGGCATGCCAGCTCCCAAGGCCGGCATAATTAACTTATTCATGCACTCAATTAGGAAACCCCCAAGAGACATCGCAGGACTCTTTTTCCTAATGATACGCTTCGTAAACCATGACCTAAAATAGTTAAAGGATATGGGGAACTGGGCTAGATTAATATTTTTTATTACTCCAGTTTCAGGATCAGTATATTCAAGGGGGCCAAGCAACACGCGGGTTTGGCCTAGGCCATAATTACGTCCAGCTTCTTTATTTATATCCCCCCTTTTTTTCCCGTATCCGTAGTAAGTATTAGGAGGAAAAGGCGGGTATGATGGGGCGGTTGAAGCCTCCCCTCCTACCTCCTCTTCGTTAATTAAATCCAAAGCTTTAAAGCCGGCATTCTTACATGCCAATTCTATGATGTCACCAAAATAAATAAAATAAAATTTATAATTTTCTCCATCAAAATTAAGCGTTGTTTTACGGCTAGGGTCTTTTTTTTCTTTGTTTATATCTTCAACTCGATTAGCCTCTAGTGAAGAGATATCTTGCGCGACGGTCTCCTGTAACGCGGCGTCCTTTTGGATTGCTTTATTGCATCGATCAATTTTAATTTTAGAACTGCCGCGAGGGACAGCAGTTGTGCCACCAGTCATAATTTGTTGCATGGCATCGCTATAGCTGACTCCTTGTTTGGTCAGCTCATCTAAAGTTGCAATCGGTTGGTTGTCAGGTGGAGGCTCGACGGCGCCTAAATACTTAACAACTTCCTCTTTTGGCACGTTGATACAGAACAGCCTAGTTTCTGGGTCCAACTCGTCGCGGGCATCATTACCGGTTATTAGTTGGTCTACGAATGTTTTATATACATCCTTTTTAAATCCGCCGACACGGCGACGGATAAGAGCAAGCATTCTATTAGAATTTATAGCCTGTTTAAACCATAAGAATATATCCTCGCCATTCCCCACTACCTTGACGACCCCTCTGTTTTCAGTTACCGCAGGACCTCCGGCTTCGCGATAAATAGATGAAAATATTGTATCACTTTTTAAAACTTGCAAGAGTTTTTTTCTAGACGAGCATTTATCATTTCGGCAGTGAGTTTGGTTTAGTTCTTTAAAAAACTCATGTATCATGGATTGAATCTTGAAAATGTGTGCTGGATTATTCTTCGGGTCGACCGATTTTGATATCTTCTCCTTGCCGCCGTGGCCAAGACGCATAGTATCTTGAAAAATATTAACTGAGTTGGTGCCAACTATTGTTTCTAGTCTCCCTCGGTAATTAGCTGTCAGGGTGACTTGCCCCTGTTCACCTATGCCTATTTTATAATCGACCAAGGAAAGAGAAACTATAGTATTTAGTTTTTCGATATGACTAAGCATTTCAACCTCTTTCAGTGTCAGGTTCAGCCCCTCTAAAGCCTGCTTGCTGGGTGCTGAATAGCCAATCATAGCTTTTATCTCGTAATGCAGTGGATTATGCGTCTCGGCGTCCTTAACGTATCTGGCGGGTGGCCATAATATTAGATCGACGTATCTGAGGCCGCCCTTCTCCGGATGTGGTTCACCAGGTGGTTGTGCCGTTAGGTCTTTCAAGGATTTAAAAGTAAGTTTCAAAGAACACTGTATATTCTGCTCTAAAATACCTTCTGATTTGCCATCATGTATAATAGAGAAGGATTCTAAACCAACATTTCGATAAGAAGGCTTCGTGCTTTCATAATTCAAATAATCTTGTACAGTTGCTGCAGTTTCCTGACCAAAATTATCAGAAAATTTAAATTCTTTGTAGCAAGGAAAGGGTAGTCTTTGTGTCTTGCCTTCATCCGGTGTGCCATCTTCTGCAAAGCCGGCCTCTTCATGACTAACCTTATAAATCCTCACTTTTGGCATCATAAGCGAGAGAACCGAGGTCTTCACTTTATTGAAAACCTCAATGTTTTCAATTCCTCTCAGCTTGTTGACCATCTGGGTGCCGTCGCCGTTGACCTGTCTAAAAGTTTGATAATTAAACAACTCCCTTCTAGAATTAAAATAATTGGCAGCCTTTTCAATGTTTTGACTTAATATATATTGCTCAATGTTACCACGTGTTCTGTTATCATTAGTTAATGATTTTTGATCGCGGACTCGTGCTGTGGACTTATTTGGAGTGAGCGCCGCGGATCCTCCCGGGCTTGTAATATCTTGTGACATATTAATAACCTATAGTATATAAGAAAGATTCTAATGGCATTGGTATGAATAAGACGTCTCCTAAATTTAGATGAAATTCTGTTGGTTTTTGATTATAAAAAGCTATTGCCCACCACATAGTAGGGTCTCCATAATATTCTTCGGCCAGCTTAAAATACCTATCTCCAGTTGACCATATGTGTTTTTTTGTAGAAAAGTTTGTTCTTGCCTGCAGGTCTGTGGGATATCGTAGTTTCGGGGTTTCGTATTGTTTAACAGATTTTATACCCCGATTTTTCAAAAATTTCTTGTAAGGTTCGTTATCGTTGACAAAAACTGATTGATTTTTATATCTCATAATGTATTGTCTCCATGTCTATATACCAGTACCGGCTGTGTCCATTGGCTCATCGCTTATAAATGAAACCTTGCTAGCTATAGAAGTAGCAGTATCCCACCACGACTCCTCGACGCCTACGTCCTCATCAGTATCACTAATTATTGTCTGAGAGGCATTCGTTTGCTGTGCTTCCGGGCTGCCCGGGGAAGGAGGAGCGGCGCCTTCTGGTATACTAGTATCGCCATAAAGATCCCCAACAGGGTCCAGACTGAGTTCATCCTTCGTGTCCCTCACCAATCCAAATTTGTATGGGTACCCGGCACCTTCTTTGGCGCCTCTCCATTTTCCAGTATCATGATCCCAACCTAGAGAGTGGTCATGAACAACAGTCAACGAGAACCCTAATTTTATAGATTTAGGAATTAATATTTTTTCTCCATCTCTTACGTAATTGTCGAAACCGGCTGCTTTAATCAATTGGCCGGCCGTTGTACCGCCAGACATTCTCATCCCGGAGGCGATAGCGCCGATAACACCTTGTTTCAAATCGTGTGTTACGGACACCCCCTTAATCACACATAGTATACCTTGACCGCCTGAGGTCATTGAACTTATTAAATTTCCATATCTAACTCTGAACATGGGAGTCGCGGATACAGACGTAGTTGTTAGTTTACTGCGATATGTTGGGTAAAGAGCGGCCAAAAACCAGCTTAGATTGTTTAAGTTATCCAGTCCTTTTGCCACCGAACTAGATGGTAGGTCAACACTTAATCGGATGGTTCTGCTATTGCCCTTCCAAATTTGATATGGGTCTGGCCGGCCAAATGGCTGACTTGCCTGGAAGCTAACACCAAATCTGTCAGTGATTCTCCCTAGATAAGCCAGAAACTGAATAACCGGAGGGTTTTTAATATGAACTGGTATAATTTCTAGTATGGTACCGGATCTAGCAGCGCTGCTATTATTAAAGTCGCGCTTTTTAAACTTAACATTTTGAAAACCTTGCTTCTCTCCGCCGTGGGCTCCTATTTCTGTTTGAAAAAATTTAGGCATACTTCTTGTTCCTTATAGTCCCGCCGTTGGTAAGTTTCTAGCTTTTCTATTCATTTCTTCTTTGACTCTTGTGGCAGCCTTGGAAGAAGTCTTTTGAGTAATAGTATCGATTGTCTTGCCATCCAAGTTTAGGTTTGTAGTGATATCAGCTTGCAGTAGGGTACCATCTTTTATAGCGCTAACCAATTCCATTATCTGGCGATTTTGCTCTGTATCCCCGGTACCGGCTCTTGTGCGCTCCGTGGCTAGATCTAATAACCCTCTTCTTTCAGATGCCGGAAAGGCTTCTGCCGTTTTCGCTTTAGGCGTGGCGCCGACTGCCTCAGCTAGCTGCGGAGCAAAGATGCCCACGCCGGCAGTGAGGCCCAAGGGGATGGCACTTTCGACAGCTTCTTTAATATTTCCCTTGCCCAAGGCCTCAGCAATATTGCCGGTGCCCTTAACAAGCATCTCAAATGCTGTAACTGTAGCAATTGCTGCAGCTTCCGTATCCTGTACAACACCTAACACCTGATTGAAGACGCTGAGTATTGCCTGGGCGCCCTTCTCACCAAACTCCTGTGTTCTGTTCATGAACTTGAACATACCGCCCTGTGCCACATCTTGATTTCTGGTCAGAAGTTCTGTCGTAGTCATAGTGCCCCTGATTCTTTCAGTCATCTCTTGTGTTGATTTAGCAGACAAGTCCATTTTCGATGCCCTTACCTCGTAGCCATGGCTGTTTTCTTCGCTCAAAATTTTTGCAGCCTCTTCAATGCTATTGAGCTTTAATGTACCGGCAATTACTTTCTGCATTTCTCTGTCATATGCATCAAAAGCGACGCCCTTTTTCTGCCAAGCTTCTTGAATCAATCGTATTTTTTCAGGATGATCAGCGTACTTGAGCTTTTCCATATCAAGAAGGTTATCTCCAAGCACAGCATTAAACCCTTGCGCCACCTCTGTTGCTCCCTTGAAATCGTCCATCTGATTAGCCCACTCTGTAAGGCCCTTCATGCCTGCCCCAGTCGCGACTGCCTGGGCCTGCATCCTACTGTATACTTCAATTGATTGTTCGCCATATTGAACAAAGGTACCAAAATTATCGTTATAACCCTGCAGGGCGCCTTTGAGTGACATGTCGGTACTATCGGCAGATGCTTGTAGCACTGCCATCTGCTTAACTGCTTCCACCTGAGACATGCCTAGGGCTTTTGCATTTTTATCAATAAACTCAGCCTGCTTTTCTCTAGTTGCGCCAAGCTTTTCATAGCCGGTAACTTGGTTGGCTATGAAGGCTGCCGCGGCAGGGTCATCCTCAACAAACGACGGCCGTATTGCCATAGAAGTATCCAACAAAGTCTTGAGAGTTTTAGAAGTGTCTTCTATATTGCTCCCGACACCCTTAAAGCCGCCACCCCAATCGGCTATCCTCTTGCTGGCTTCGGGACCAAAGGTACGTTCCAGCCATTGCATGTCTGCAGCGCCGACGGCGACATTTTCAATTTCTTTTGAAACAAAGCCCAGCTCTTTTCCTATACTTTTAAGACCTTTCTCCCCCTTTGTAAACTGAGCTTTTTGTTCCGCAATCATGCTTTCCATGGCTCGTGGAAAAGAAGCCGCCATCATAGCCATGGGGGCATCCATTTCAGAAATAGTCCCCTTCATTGCGGTTGTGACACCCAGGGCAGTCTTACCATACAGGTCGAGCAAATGTTCTGAGTCTTGTTCTTGCTGTTGAGAAAGTTGAAGTCGAGTTGCGTCAGACTCTTGCGCCATGGCGGCGCGCTCTTCAAATACTTTTTTTGTTATTTCTCTTGTATTCTGTAAAGCAGAATCTATCTGTGCTTGATTAACCTCATAGGCCGCGGCTCGGGAATTGTTGGTTTCAATCTGCTTTCGAATGCTTTCTTCTTTCTGCTGATCATAAACACTCTCTTCTTTCATCTGTTCTAAGCGTAACTTAGCATTATTGGCAATCTGTTGTTGCTGCATACTAGCTTGTTTAAGCTTAGCTAAGTGGGACGCGTACAAAGCAAACTGACGCTGCTGGGCTGTAGTCAACTCATCGCCCATGGCCTTAAGCTTTTCAAGCTCAGCCGCTAGTATCTTTGCTTCTTCTGCTAATTTTTCTGGTGTATCGGCCATGTATAATATACTCCTAGGCCTAATAAATAGTTAGCAAACAGAAATTGAGAGTGACTCGGATGCTTGTTATTTGCTGTTTAGGGCTTCCGTTTCCAATTCAAACTGGTGTTTCAGTTTTTCTAAGTACCATTTTCTTAGCCCGACAGGTAAATTATAGGCTTCTATGAAGCTGCAGACGCCATGGTATTGCAAAATGAAAAACTGTTCATACACAGATTCCATGTATGTCTCATCCAGGCCAAAAAAAATTCGCAGAAAGCGGCACCTCCATTTCCCTCTGTTGGAAGCACTGGCTGCAGGTGAAATCATCTTTCAGCTCTATGTTGGGTATTAATGTAGTATAAATATTTCTGATATATTTTGAATCTTTTGTGGGCATGCTATCAATAAACGCTTCAACTTCTTGTCTATCACATATGCCATCAACACTTTCAATAAAAGCAGACAGTAGTGTTGTGATTTTTGATTCCTCGTTGTCAGAATTGGCCCGGGTGAATTCTTTTTCGCTGTAACCGTCTAAGAGTCTGAGGCCAACTGCCACCTTTGTTGTGGGGAGTTCAACAATGAATAGGCCACTCTCGGGATTAATTTCGATATCGTTATCAGCTATAAATTGTTCGTCGAAACACCGATCGGCTATCTTTGCATTTGTAAGGTCATAAAGGAAAGAGTTTTTAGCAGAACAGGTGGGACATGTTATCTCAGTCTCATACACCCTGCCATACCCGGAGGTCCTAGCTGCTATCATTATAGCAGATCGATCGCCAACCAGTAAACTGCCAGGATCAATATCTTCTACTAGTATGTTCTCCAGCAGCCTGTCAACGGCTAACCCTTTTTTAATTAAAGCAACTGAGGATAGAATATCTTCCTCTTTGGCTGTCATGAATTTTATTTCAACAGTCTCTTGATTGTGAAGAGGGTGGCCCTCCAAATAGAACCTGCCTCTAGAGGGCAACTCTACAAATTCCGTAGGAACTTGATAGGTGAGACCCCCGGATGCTGCAGCTGCGGCGGTGGCGGGCGGGGAGCCCGAACGACTAGGCGCGGTTGTTCGCCTTTGATTATTTCTCATCTAAACCTCTTCTTATTATTGTACAGGAATGCCGCCGGGGGTAGAATGATAAGTGGCATAATCATATGTTATGGTAGCTGATATACTGAGCATATCAGTATCCGAATTATAGTCTAGCTTACCCCAGCTAACTTTTGTAAGCCAGGCATTTTTTAATGTCCACTCTTCTATAATTCTAGTACTATCAACTAGGCCCGGGCCATCACCAGGATCTACTCCCGCGGGGAGGACAATTCCACCACCATCTAGCTGCTTAATTCTAACTTCACCTATAGTATCTGTTACTTGGACTTTAGTTATACCAGTTAGAAGGCTGTTTTCGTCAATAGGATTAACATAGCCAGAGTTCAATAAGGCATTATAAAATTTCGAACCAACGTTTGGATCCACAGCATCAACAAATTCAATTGAGACATCGTCCCAAGTCACTCTTCCAGGAAATTTAAATTCGTGATTAAGAATTGCGTGCTTAGATGATCCCACTGCGTACGCAGGCTTGCTGCAGGACTTTACCATAAAAGTTAAATTAGATAATTCTGTAAAACTAACTAAAAACCTAAAACCTCTCTTAGGTTGGAACCCTCCTGGTCCTGAATCTGAAAAAAATGGCATGTGTTTAGTCTCCTAATTCTCTTATAAATAGTCTAAGCTTAAAATTAATCATCAAAAGAAGCACCACTTCTAGTGACAATGAAGTCAAGAGCGATAAATTCAATTGATCTAGCAGGCTTCAAGAAAATCTTTGCGTATAAAATATTTCTATCAACCAAGTCCGGAGTTGTAGTTGTGTCATCGAGTACAACTCTGAAGTCAGTCAAACCTAGGCCGGCCTGTACACCTTCGAGGAATGGCACCACCTGACCGGTGAACCTGTCCCATGTAGCTTGTACATTTTGGTCAAACAAAACTCTAGAAGCAATTCTAGAAATCTCTTTCTTGAGATAGATGAGAAGTCTCCTGACATTAATTCTATCTAATGCAGAGCGAGTAACCTGCAGCGTCTTCTGGCCAAAGATAACAACGCCTTCGGCGGGGAAAGTAGCAATCGGATTGATATTAGCATCGTATAGTTTGTCCCTATTAGTAGACGTTACTCTCTCCTTTACTCCTAAGACCGGAAGGCCCGCAGAGCCTTCACTTAAGCCGCCGCGAGTGAAGCCGGCTGGTGCAAACCAAACTGCTGATTTACGCTGTGAACTAGAGAAGGTACCTAGTGCAACAACTGATGGTGGCACATATAGCACAGAGTCGTTTATCGTGTCTCTAATTCTAACAAACGGGTAAAAAGTACAACCGTAGCTTGTATTTACATTCATATCCTTAAACGTGTTAACTACATCTGTAACAGAACCTGCATAGTCAGTATGCGTGGAGATACTACTATGCTCGTGTGGCGGTACATAGTTACCTTTCAGATCAATAATTGCTAAAGAGTCTGCTCGGGACTCACAAGAATCCAGCAACGCAGTATTCAGCGTTGTGTTGGTGATTCCTGGCATTGTCGCGACATCAAACTCAACATACTCAGCATCTGAGGTGACGTCAATAGCTTTTTTCAAGCTGTAGAAGGCGTGGTTATTTAGTTCTGTGCCAGAAGTACCGTCCGGGGATGTATAAGTATTGCGAAGCGGGTCTCTTTCGGTAACATCGAACCCGTCGAAGCCGCCGAACATCGGAGATGTGAACCTGTCTACGCCGGCGTCAAGGGCGCCCGTCAGTGATCCGGAAGACACATTCCAGTTTCCGGCGTTTCCACCAGCTCGCGAGCCTGATACCCAAAGTGAGTGGTCGCTATTAGAGGTGCTCCTCTCAACGTCGTCTAGAGTGAATACCCATGAGTATCGTGACTCACCAGCGGTTTCAGCATACGGGTCATGACCTGCAGGCTGTCCTCTGAACAGGTCATAATTTGAAAAATCAAAACGCTTGCTGCTTTTCACAGTCGACTGGTATCCATAGTAAGCTTTGTTAGCCTGGACAAGACCACCCTCAGATGAACTGACTCTCAGTCTGGAAGTGGGGAACTCAAATGAAGCTGTAAAAACGTTATTGGTATATACCATGCTTACGTCGGCTGCGGCATGTTTTTCGTAAGGACAAAGCGCAGTGGGCAAAGAACCGCTGCCGAGGACATATCCGTTTTCAGCTGAAGCAGTTATGGAGCCGCTTATCAGTTCAAATGTAAGAGGTACCGAAGGCCCGTATACACCATATGGAAGCTGGCCAGCGGCTTGTCCCAGGTCGACCACCTCGGAAGTTTGCACTCTAATTAAATCTGATTTATTGGTATATTCACCATTCTCAGTCACAAGTTTAGTTGACCGATTGTAAGAGTAGCTCATATCCCCAATTCTTCTTTTAATAAAATTAGGTGAACCCGGGTCAAGGCTGAGATTAGAGAAGCGCTCTAACACTACTGGGTTGTTGTCTGTGTCGTGGGCGTCTCTAACCACCAACGAAAAAGTACCAAAATTATTAAAATTATCTGTTGGTGCTTTGATAGTTTGAATAGAAATCTTTAAATCTCTGTTTGAGGATTCGCCACAACCAGGATCAGTCGTTGCGCCAGACCCACCCAAAGCATGTATTCTAAAGAGCTGTTGTGTATCAGTGACTGGATTAAAGTTACTGTATGTGTCGCCACGCGTGTCTTGAGAGATAAACCAGCCAGTTCGTGCGGCCTGAGCAACCTGACGACGATCGTGCCAATCTATGTTAGAAGTGGCGCCGGCGCTTTCTAACTGCAAAATAACACCAAGTACATCAGCATTGGCAGGTGTCGAACCGGTTACTTTAAGTTTAGAGTTCTCGGCTGCTATAAGGTTAGCTTCAAAAGTTTCGCCCAGCCAATGAGTTTTTAAGGCATTAGAGTCGTTACTTGTATTTACTAATTCCGAGTTGGTTCTTGTGGGGTCCGTATTAAAAACGTTTCTAATAAAGAGCTTAGAATCTCTATCAAAATTAAAGGTAGCTTCCTTGACCACGGTACCGGAAAGATTTTTCACCTTGGCAGTGAAGGTGGGGGTGGTGTTACCAGCTGCACCTTTCACAAATATTCCTGCTCCTTCGCCGTGTTGACCGGTGGAGTCTCGCATTGTGCCAGTAAGGACGACACCACCCTCTTGGCAGTACCATACAGCAGCTAATGTACCTGTGACAGCCGGGCCTGAGCCCCCCGTAAGGGCCGCTTGAGCTACTACAGAAATATCACCAGTGGGCAGTGCCAGAGTAGTGTTGTTACCTCCAGAGCCTTGCTTGTCGGCTGTGATTTTTACTTTATATGCATTTGATCCATCGGCCGCTGTAATACCAGCGATGCCAGTGCCGATTCCAGCATTTCCACCACCTGTTGCATATGCAATACGTGCATCAGAAGTACCGTTAATAGCTGCGATAAGATAGTCTGTGATATCATCGTTGGCCGCCGAGCCGGCTGCGATTCCGATTTGATTGGAAGAGCCGGATGTGAATCCGCTGACTACAACGGCGCCGTGCGTCGTGGTGTTCATGTCGATAAATATACTAGTATCGGCAGCGGCGCCGCCGATGGACGCCGGAACGTTAATTACGATTTTATGATCAGTAGAAGATCCTGCCAACCCACTACCGGCGCCGGCGCTGGTGTCTAGCGCGTCTTGTGCTCCGGCATAGAGGCCAGCCCCAGGATCATACGAATCCGGATTCGGCATAACGAACAAACCGTATGCTCCGCCGGCTGTGGCCAAGGTTGTCCCGGGCGTAGCATCAGTTATCCATCCAGCCGGGCCCTTCCCGGTGGAGTCGGCATTATCTGGGTTTTGGCCAAGAATTCTGTACACAGTACATGGTGAATTATTTCTTAGCCAAGCCTGCACAGCGTACGCAGCATATGTGGGAGCAGTCAGTGATCCTCTTCGCCAAATATCACCGGAAGAGGGATTACCAGCGGATGGATTACCAAATTTTGCAACAAATTCGCGAAAAGATTCAACCTTTACGGGACGATGGGCCGGTCCCTTCTCGAAGCGTCCTATAACCAAAGGACCCATTCGCTCTGGTAAAGAAGGTAGATGAGATTCATCAATTTCATCAATGAAAATACCGGGTGACACAAATTTAAATTTATCTACTGACATGTTGTTGCTCCTCGATTAGGCAAGTTCTAAAATTTTATGAACTTTTTTCTTTAATAAATAGTCACGCCTTATCACAAAATCCTTTAAAATCTAAATTCACCATCCTCATCTTGAACTATAATACGCTCTGAGGCAAACCTTATCTGTACTGGGTTCTCGCGACGGACGACCCGGGGCTGTTTCTGGTTCTTTCCGTCTCCTATTAAATATCCAATAACATTCATATTAATTGTTGTTTCGTATTTGCGTTCGTTGGTCGTATAGCTAGAAATGTTATTTGACATAGCATATGCCTCTTGGATAAAAGCCTCGTATTGATTCGAATTGTGTTCAATCATCACCCTTCTATGTGCGTTGGAGACTCTTATAAAAGGTGTCATTATATCATTCATTTGTTCCTGGTACTCAGTTCTCAAAGTAATCGCATAATCAATCTCCACATATATTGGAATGGGAATTGATATTGTTTCATAAACTATCTTTTTATTCTTTTTGAACCTATTCAGTGGATAATGGAGTTGGCCGGCGCGGCGATATGCATCAGCATTAGCGAAAGCTCTCGTTTTATCTTGCTGTATTACCTTATTTATAGTTAGATAGCCGCCCTTGAGATCTCCTACTGGATCTACTGCAGCATATGGAATTACTCTGCTTTTATGGCTTTTTTTAACAGCCTTTCTTTCGACGGAAATGACTGGCAAAATAACCTGGCCGGTCAGATCTCTCTCTATTCCTTCAGATTTTATATTATGAGATCTTTCTGCTCCAGACCAAATCACCGGAACCTTCTTGAACCCTTTATTTGTTCCAGCCCTTATGTCCAGTGTTTCATCTAGAAACTTATATAAGGCAAAATCAATATCTTCCAATTCTGATTTAAATCTAGGGACGTCGCGGGATGTCTCTTCTTCATTTTTTGTTTTAGCTGCCATCAAAATACCCCTCGCGTGATTTAATACATTGTGCTACAATTTCTATGCGTTGGTCGGCTTGACCAAACATCTCTTTTGGTTCTTTTAGGCTCACAATTTCATAATAATTTTTACCGTAAGCAATGAAATCACCTTCTCGAACAAACAAGTTTTGATCTTCTGTCAATCTCCTCTTATGAAAATGTACATTTAATTTAACAGTCTTGTCAACACCATATTTATCTGTTGCAGTTTCTTCTCCTTGGAACTCTATCAGGGTATAAACCCTTACCGGTGACAAAAACGTCTTAACCACTGCCTCATTGTAAAGAGGATGATAGTTTGTGTGATCTATATCAATAGGATAATACACGATAGTCTGCCCAATTACTCTTTCTATTAATTCATCATTAACTTGTTTAACAAGGTCGCGCTCCTTCTTTCCTAAAAATAAAGGAGGGGGAGGTGTTGAAGGCTGAGACCACTTATCGTTTTCATGAGACATCTATTTACCCCACAAAAATATACATGGGAAGTTTCTTCCCAGTTTCCAGGGTATTGTCCGTAATAGCTTTTTGAATTTCTGTTATCTTCTGGTAAGTCAGTTCATCAAGTACTTTTTGTAGTTCTTCTCTCAGAGATTTTTGTTCTTCACGAGCAGAAGAGATCAATTTATCCCCATTTAAAGTGACGCTGTTGCCAGGAATCGGTATCGCACCGAATTTTGAACGTATCTGTCCTAAAGTTTCTTTCACCAAAGACAATGCGAACCTACGTATCCACTGTTTACCAATAGAGTTTATATTTGCATAAGGTATATTGGCTAACGGCAGGGTATTCATGTTGTTGACACCGGCTAGACCATCTTGTCTATCCCCTTGGTCATCCCATGGTTCAGCATCAATTGAGAATTCAAACCAAATCTTTTTAGGTCCGCCGGCGGTTGAAAGTGGAAAGATCCTTAATTTATTATTTCGCAATTCATAAGAATAATGAGAGTTTCTAGAATAGATAGCATCTTCATAAGCCATGGCCTGGGCTTTGTTTTGCCATGGAGGAATTATTTCAAAAGATGAATCATCTGCATACATACCGTAGGTTGATAAATTACCAACTGCGTTTAGTCCACCATAATATCCATAAAACCTCCACATTGCATGCGGAGTTTTAAAGTACACGCGTCGGATTGTTACTCTTTTATTGCCAACTTTATTATAGAAAGGCGAATCTGTGTCATTTGCCGAGCTAGAAATAGCGGCCTGCAAATCATAATCTTGCGTGTTCGGCACAGAATCCACTGAAGAGGAATATATTGGTTGGGATCCACCTATGCCTACTTCTGATATAGAGTGATCCATGACTTTTTTAACGTAACCTAATTTAAATTTAGGATACTTTAATTCAACCTGGCTCTCTTTGAGAGCGTCTGTACGCTGACCATCATGGTCAAAAGTACCAGTCGTGGCGCCGAGGGCGCTGTGCAAGATGTTTTTTGACTGATGTACGTTGACGATATACGAATATTCTAATACTGCTTCCTCGTACGAGGCGTAGATGTTTCCAGCCGTCAACTCGATGTCAAGCACATCGCCACCTAGTTTCTTGTAGGCGTAAGCAACTTGATCGGACGCTCCATTGATAAAATTTACGTCATATAAGTCAGAGTCTGGATCAACGTATATACCAGATGGATAGTGCGATGAATTGCCGGATCCGGGGCCTGTTGTGGCAGTGCTTCCCGAGGACGTTAAGACAACAGTGCTTGTCACAGAAGCTGGGGATAATGTTGGTACTGCCATGTGTCGCTCTCTCCTTATGTACTAGCCACGAATACTTCCACTGTGCCTACATTGGATCCCGGGTTAATTATGATACTCTCTAGATCGGTTAATGCTGTTAATATGCTAGCTGAATCATCGTCGACGTGGACTCCTTCATCAGGAGTGCCCATAATAAAGCTTCTGCCGGCTTCCAGCAAGATAGTGCAAGATTCGTTTGCAGCGCTGTTGTCTTCGTCAGAGTCTAACTGTAGTGAGAGGCCAACGGAGTTTGTATCATCTAGGTTGGTTACGCGAATATATTTTACATTCTGCAAATCTAGCGCACCGTCACCGCCAGTATCAGCTGTTCCCCCGGCTATAGACACAGTTGATTTAAAAACTAAAACTGTTGCATCGTCGTCTGCTGCAATAGTAACTATTCTCTTAAATACGTTTTTTATACCACTAATGCTTAATGTATTTTTTGAACCTTGCTCACTGCCGTTCAGATTAATCTGCTCAGCTATGGTCACCTTCATTGTCGCGCTTGTAATTGTGCTGGCCATTCATACAGTCTCCTATTCCACTATAATTAGTTAGGAGATGATGAATTAGGTTTCTTTCTTTGCGGTCGGCTTCTTTCTTTTCGTGGTGCGGGGCTTGAAGATCGTCTTTTTCTTTGTAACTTTCTTTACCACAGGCTTTACAATCTCTTCGACTTTCTCGATGATTTCAGCTACTTCTTCCGTAACTGTCTCAACAGCTGTTTCAACGATAGCTTCGACAACTGCTTCTTTAGCCTTCACAATTTGCGCGGCTTCTTCCTCTGTGATTACTCCGTCAGCTTCAGCCTCCTCCACAACACCCCTTAAGCGGTTGTAGGTTTCTCTTACAGAAGCATACTTTTTAGCATATTTTGGACTATGAAGTCTTCTCTTGCGCTTGCCCATTTTAAGTCTCCTTGGTTATGAATAAATAGTGTATATATACAAAAAACCCCCAACTCATTAAGAGCAGGGGGTTTAGTGTTGATAAGACGATACTAGTTATTATTCCATGTCAATGCCAGTGGCCGCATTGCAGTGTCCAGTGAAATACCACCTAACTCCATCAGTGACACATTCAAGTTGATCACCTATTATCGCAGCGTCGTTAACGAATACTGCTTGTGCCGCTCCGGCTGAATCGGTGGCGGCGCCGTCGGCGCCGGTAGTGATTACGCCTGTAACCGCATCGGAACCACTCAAGTCAATAGTATATCCTGCGCCTCCGGTTGGGCTAACAATAACTATAAACTTACACCACCAGCCTTTGCCAGCGGCCGAAATTGCCGGCAATACTGTTGCAAAACCGGCGGCCGTGCCCAATGTAAATAATGTGCCACAATCGGCAACCTCTAAACTTGATGCAGCAGTTAAGGCATCTACCTTCTTTCTATCTGCACTATATCTTCCTAATTTAGCCATGTTCGTTTTCTCCTTTTATAAAAGGCGCCTTGCCTTATCAATCATTTATAAATAGTGTTTGGATATCATAAATACCAAAATAAAAAACCCCGTCAAGAGAAAACTCAAGACGGGGTCAAACTAAGTTACCTAGTGACTAGCTTGCGCCAGACTCACCAAGAAGTCCGCGTACAACAACGAGGCCATACATATCAGGTCGAACCATCTTCTTAGCGTAACGAGTCATCACGCCCTTACGGGGCACGAAGTCCTCGGTACCGAAGATCGTCGGGGTGACCTGTAGCGGCACGTACGGAGCGTACACATATCCACTCTCTAAGAAGCTGCTTCCTCTCCGTCCAATGAGGATGAGGTTACGCGGGAAGTAAGGATCAACCCAAACGTCCCACTTCTTGGAAAGTGAACCAGCATTAACAGCACCAACAGATCCCTTGTCAGAATCATGCGTGACACTAGCACGGAAACCAGAAGTGAACTCAAGGATGTTAGCAACTTCAGGTGAGGTCACCAGGAAGTTAGCTCCACCGCGTAGAGTTTTTCTATGAATCTGAGCAGAAACGTCATTGACGGTCTCGACAAGAGTCTCGTACCATTCGCTTACCGTACCGGTGAAGTCCGGAGCAGCTGCCGTAGCACCAAGTTCCGCACCAGTAGTACGATTAACGAACAAACCAGGCGAACGTGACCAGTAATACGTACCAGCTTTAGAACCCTGAACGAGGTCATTAAGAATCTCACGATCAATCTCTAGAGCAATCTGCTCAGAAAGAATCTGGGTGAGTTCAACTTCCGCATCTAGGTTGTGATACGCATTTAGATCCTGACCAAGCTCGGGAGACCATTTGGCCTTGAGCTTTTTCGTTACCGCGGTAACAGCAATGCTGTCGACCTTGATATCAATCTCGGGAATCTGATTCTTGGCTTGATCACTTGCCTGTCCAGAGTTGACGCCGGCAGTACCGCTCGCCTCCTCAAGAGCCCAGTGGTCAGCGCCCTTAACAGAACCTAGGCCGCTGCCGTTCGCGAACGCATCGGCGCGCGGGAAAATAAGCGTAACTTGCTGCGCATCGGTGTCGCTGAAGTCCGGTGTGACACCTGAACCATGACGAAGATAGAAAGAAATAAAGTTAGCATTAGTTACATCGTTCGTCACAGCGGTCGAGACGCCGTTAACCTTTGCAATTCGTCCACCAGTGGAGTCAGTGTAACCTAGATGTGTCAAGCGTCGTACAACAACCAAATCGGTATTCGCGCCTGTGCCAGACGTAGCACCAAAAATTGGAGTTAAATCACGCTCTACCAGGGTCATTGCTTGAAGCTGGTTTAGATTGATCGCATCCATCTGAGTTTGCGTAAGTTTTGCAACCACACAGCTCATCTGTTGCAGCCAGGCATCTTCGTTTGCCAAGATATCAGGATCAAAACGAATCTGAGCTTTCTGAGCCTCAGTAAGACTCTCAATCTCGACGCCCGTTGAAACCAAAGCAGGGCCATTGGTCGCCATGGTGCCATCGTTGATCTCGCCGCCGT